ACTCGTGGTAAACAATTCAATGAGTCAACTGAAAAGTTAGTCAATGAAGGACTAAACCATTATGTTAAACTACGTGAATGCTTAAGCAAGATGCGTGGCAAAAAAGGCTACAACACATACTTTGAAAGTTGGACACCTCCATTGATGGAGAGTGAAGAAACAGTTGACCTAAGTGAGATGTTTGCTAGTTCAACACTTGACCCACGTATTGAAAGCGCAATGCCTATATTAAGCAAACTAAACAAAAACATCAGTGAAACTAAATTATCTGAAGTTGTCGAGTTAGAAGAATGGGCAGATAACATTACTACATTAGAACATGCAATAGACGGTGATCCTGTACCAGGTGAAGCCGAGTATGGTGATGATTACCAAGCAATGGTAAAACGTGTTGGTGAGAAAGCAAAGAAGAAGCCAGTTGATATTAAAGATTTGGCAAGACGATTACATGCTGTTGGTACTAAAGATAAAGAAGTTAAGACACAAGAAACACAAGAAGGTTTGGATGCAAATCAAAAACGTGCAGGACAAATGGGACCAACTGATAAAGTTAGCACAGGACCAATCTTAGGTCATGAGCCACAAAGTCAAAAAGGCTTACGTGGTAAACTAGTAGGTGCAAGTGAAAGTGTTGACCCATTACAAAGATTAAAAAAATTATCGGGCGAATAAGTTAACAAAAACCTCACTTAAAATGTGAGGTTAACCATATCCGGTATAAATGGACTAAATAATAGTGTAGTTCGCGGAGCTGGAATTCCCCCAACTACTCTAACGCTTATAGGAGCAATCAGCATGAGTATTTATTATGTGTATGCCTATCTACGAAAAGATGGCACCCCTTATTATATCGGTAAAGGATCAGGTCAACGAGCATGGGCCGACCACACAATGTGGGCAGGTAAACCATGCGGTGGAATACAAAAACCAAAAAACAATACTCTTATTGTGCTTCTAGAAACTAATCTAACAGAATTAGGAGCATTTGCTTTAGAAAGAAGATATATCAGGTGGTACGGACGTAAAAGTAACAATACCGGTATTCTCAGAAATCTAACTGACGGTGGTGATGGTATCTCTGGATGGAAACATTCTGATGAAACAAAAGAAAAATGCCGAGTAGGCAACATCGGTAAAAAACGTAGTGAAGAAACTAAAATGAAAATGAGATTGGCTAAGTTGGGCAAGCCTAAAAGTGCAGAGCATCGAGCTAACATGAGTAAAGCACAAAGGGCTGCAGGAAATAAACCGCCACCATGGACACCTGATAGGAAACGAAAGGGCAAATTAAATGAAGAAAAATAATAGTTTTTTCATTCCGGTGATAAATATACTTGACGTTGATGAATAGTTTTGCTATACTATCTTCTACGTTAGATACTAATAGGTAGTATCGAATATTAAACAGAGACCATCTCAAAATTTATAAGGAAAATTATTATGGCATCATTAGCAGAAATCCGCGCTCGTATTGCAGCGCAAGAAAACAAGTCAAGCAACAAGGGTTCTAACGCCCAATCTGATAACTCAGTATATCCCCACTGGAACATGGACGAAGGTACAACAGCTACCGTACGTTTCTTGCCAGATGCAGATCCAAAGAATGATTTCTTCTGGGTCGAGAAACAAATTATCAAACTGCCTTTTAATGGTGTCAAGGGTGATAGTAATGTTAAACAAGTTATCGTTCAAGTTCCATGTATTGAAATGTACAACACAGGTGAACGTTGCCCAATCTTGGCAGAAGTTAGTCCATGGTACAAAGATGAAAGTTTGAAAGAACTTGCAAACAAGTACTGGAAAAAACGTAGTTATATCTTCCAAGGTTTTGTTCGTCAAAACCCAATCGGTAGTGACACTACACCAGCAAATCCAATTCGCAGATTTGTTATCAGTCCACAAATCATCCCTCTCATTCGTACAGGTTTGATGGATCCTGAATTGCTGGAAACACCAACTGACTACTTACGTGGTCTTGACTTCAACATTCGCAAAACAACTAAAGGCGGTTACGCTGATTACTCAACAAGTAGTTTTGCACGTAGAGAAAGCCCATTGACCGAAGCTGAATTGGCAGCAATTGAAGCACACGGTCTATATAACTTGAAAGACTTCTTGCCTAAGAAACCAGGCGAAGCCGAACTACGTATTATGAAAGAAATGTTTGAAGCATCAGTTGATGGTCAAGCATATGACCCAGAGAAATGGGGAGCATATTACAAGCCATATGGTTTAGATGTACCTGCAGGTTCAACAGCGGCTCAACAATCAGCGCCAGCATCAGCAGCAAGCGCACCCGCAAATCAACCCGTAGCAGAGTCTTCAACTCCATGGCAAAGTGATGATGAACCACAAGCAGCAAGTCAACCAATTGAAGTGCCAAAAGCAGCATCTAGTGACAAAGCAAACGACATTCTAGCAATGATTCGTGCTCGTCAAAATAAAGCCTAATAGGAAGTAGGGACTTCGGTCCCTACTAAGGAGTACACATGACACTACCTGACGAAAGATACCGCGCCCTAAAGCAAGGTAAAAAACTATTGGAAGAACTGTGTGACCCTGGCAAAACACCTAGGGTCCCGAGCATAGTTCGTGACCGCGCTCGTGCAGCATTACGCCACTACCCTCAAGATTATGAGATTGATAACATGGCGGAAAGTTGTCCTGACTTATTAGACAAACAGCCTTTCAGCGTTGAAAGACTACATAAACAAATTGGAGATAAAATTGGGAAAACCATTTGACATAAGTAAGTTCCGCAAGGACATTACAAAAAGCATTGAAGGATTAAGCATTGGATTTAACGACCCTACTGATTGGGTCAGTACAGGAAATTACGCTCTTAACTATCTTATTAGCGGTGACTTTAATAAAGGTGTACCCCTTGGTAAAGTTACTGTGTTCGCTGGCGAAAGTGGATCAGGCAAGAGTTATATCTGTTCTGGCAACTTGGTGCGTCACGCTCAGGAACAAGGTATTTTCGTTGTTCTAATTGATAGCGAGAACGCATTAGACGAACAGTGGTTGCATAATCTTGGCGTTGATACTGACGAATCAAAATTATTAAAATTAAATATGGCTATGATTGATGACGTAGCCAAGACAATCAGCAAGTTTGTTGCTGATTATAGAGCATTAGCAGAAGAAGACAGACCAAAGGTGTTGTTCATTGTTGACAGTCTTGGTATGCTATTGACTCCAACTGACGTTAATCAGTTTGAAGCAGGTGATATGAAAGGTGACATGGGTCGTAAGCCTAAAGCACTTACAGCACTTGTTCGCAACACTGTAAACATGTTCGGTAGTTTAGGTATTGGATTAGTTGCAACTAACCATACATACGCAAGTCAAGATATGTTTGACCCTGATGATAAAATCAGTGGTGGTCAAGGCTTTATCTATGCAAGTAGTATTGTTGTTGCTATGAAGAAATTGAAACTAAAAGAAGACGAAGATGGTAACAAGGTTACTGATGTTCGTGGTATTCGTAGTGCATGTAAAATTATGAAAACTCGTTATGCAAAACCTTTCGAGGGTGTGCAAGTGAAGATTCCATATGATACAGGCATGAGTCCATATAGTGGTCTAGTTGACATGATTGAAAAGAATGAGTTACTAAAGAAAGAAGGTAACAGTCTTGTCTATACAACACTTGATGGTGAAGTCATTAAGAAATTCCGTAAAGCATGGGAAGCAAATACTGATGGCTGTTTAGATGTAGTTATGGCAGACTATCCATTAAGAATGGAAAAACAAAGCATAAGTAGTGTTGAAACAGAAGAAGGAGACACTACAGAATGAGTTTAAGTACTATTACGGAAGTTTGGGATGTATTGCGTGAGCATATTGATTTGAATGACCGCGCAGATGCAGCAGATTCATTAGTTGTTTATTTGATTGAAAACAACTATTCAGTTGATGATATCCAAGATGAGTTCAGTGACAAAGATATCACTAGAGCATTGAAGGGTTATGCTGAACAACACTTCCAAGAAGAAGACTACGAAGAATACGAAGACGACAACGAAGACGAAGATTGGTATTAAATGTCTAATTGGCTAACGAAAGTAAGCAGTGATATTTCAACACTACCTGACTTTATAGATCACTACAACAATGAATGGCTTAATGCCAAGAATGATGTAAGAATCTTTGGTAACGTTGAAAAGAATATTGCTTCATTACCTGGCATTACCGAACATCGTTTTAATCAACTACAAGAGATTGAAGCGGTGCTCAATCACATGAATATTCAACTGCGTAAAATTCGTAGGAAACACTTCCAAAAATACCTAGAAGCATATAATCGTGCATTGACTGACCGTACTGCTGAAAAGTATGTTGACGGTGAGGCAGAAGTAATTGACTATGAGACACTAATCAACGAAGTCGCATTATTGCGAAACAAATGGTTAGGTGTTATGAAGGGTTTGGATAGCAAAAACTTCATGCTTGGGCACATTGTTCGGTTAAGAGCAGCTGGAATGGAAGATATTGTAGTAAGTTAAGGTAAACCTCGTATTGACAACAGTACGAGGTTTTTGCTATCATGCAACATAAGGAATAAACATGTCATTACTTAATTTAGGAAATATCACTGCACAAAACCAAACGACAACTTTTGGTTCAGGTATTACAGTATCAGGATTATCACCACTTACTGCATCGCAATTAAGCACATTGCAAAATGTTAGTTTAGGTTGGGAATACCCCACATCTCATCAAGTAAAGAAACTTGAAATTTACGAGACACCTAATGATGTTCTTGCATTAAGTTGTGCGATGCAAAGATTGCGTAAAGAACAGCCTGGTGTTAAGTTCCGTCTATTGGACGATACAGTTATCAATAATGTCAAGCACGAAGATAAAAATAGGGCACAAGATATTAGAGATTACTACAGTAAGAAAATTATGATGGGTAAACTTACTGAACAACTGGCAATGACAAACTATCGCCAAGACCTGAACAAGTTTATTCATGGATCAGTGACACAGGTTAAAAGCACTGATGTAGGACTAGTATGTTTCTTGCCTACATTCTATGACCAAGATATTGAGTTAGACGAGGTTAAAAGTTTAGTAAAGTTAAATCAAGATTTTGTGTCAATGGATAAAAGAATGACACCGAAGGCACTAAACACCTCTGTTGTATTGACTCCACTTAAAAAACTAACTCGCAAAACAAAAAACAAAACAACATATCAGTTTTGGTTCAAAGATGATTTACTAAATGCAGGAGTGGTCCTCGAACTTACAAAAGACAATCCATTGATGCACCTTTGGGAACACATGTTTAACAATGACGCAACTATCAAAATACTTGGCACTTTTGCAAGACGCAGACTTGATGATTTTGAACACTTTAGTATTACCAATTGGGAACTAGATAGAAGTTGACAATAAATCAGTTTGGGCATATAATAGACTCTTAATCACTTGAAAGGGCCTACTATGACTTACGATATTGACGAGTTTGTGAACACTAACAAATTTAATGTTGAGTTTGATGGCGAGTTGTTTGATTATGACGAGGACCTGATGACTGAAACTTTTGAAAAAGACATTACTTTTGACACAATCAACGAGAATGCGTACCCAGTACTAGTGTACGAATTGAATACTAAAGCAGTAGCTTGGTACGACACTGAACAGTTTTTGGGCTATCAATCGTAAACAATGTATGCCCAAACTTGACAATAAATCAGTTTGGGCATATAATACATGTATTGATTGATTAAAGGAGTCGCACATGGGAACTATTTCAATAAACATGAAACAAATGTCAAAGTGGAATGTTACTTCGGACAATGTAAAGTATTTTGACATCATTCAAGTCAACAAAGGTAAATTTTTCACATTAGATTCTAGGACCATTCAAGAATTACTGAATGAATTTGGCATCTTTTATACCTTTAAAATTTGACAATAAATCATTTTGGGTATATAATAGAATCTTAAACAGTCAACAAACAGGAGCTAAACATGAGCATTTTAACAGACTACGCTGAATTCTCAAAAACTGCTGAGTACAAACTAGTTGAGGGTGTTACGGGTCCAACATCACTATACAAACTCAAGCGCATTGTTGCTAATGGCATTGGCATTGATTTGACAGACAGTAATTACTACTTTTGTAAACAAATGATGTGTTTGGTTTCAATGGGCCGTGGTGGCATTGGTACTAAAGGCAAACGCTTGGCCCTTGACAAATATCAGAAATTGGGTTTGCGTCAAAAAATGAAAAACAACCCTAGCTTTAGTCGTAGCATTAAAGTAGACAATGATGAGATTCGTGTTTCAGCATTGAATCAAATTTGACAATAAATCATTTCGGGTTTATAATAACATCTTTAACACAACACAGGAACACACATGACTAGCACAGTTCGCATCATTTCAGGTACATATCGCAACAGCCCAGTGTCCAATCAAGTCTTTACACTTGTCAAAGGCTATCAACTTGGTTCCAAAGGTGGTTTTGTTACTGTTAAGAATGAGGGTCAGTTCCCAGGTCGTAGTTCAGAAATTCGTGTGAACGTTGATACACATGATTGTATTGAATTTGTGTCAGGTGATACACCTGTTGTTGAAGAAAAAGTGATTGAATCTGAAACAGAAGCAATGGATCGCATTGCTAGTCGTTTCGGTGTGCTTGATGAAATGAGTAAAGCCTGTATCGCAGGTGACATTCGTGCTATGATTGTGACAGGCCCTGCGGGTATTGGTAAGAGTCATGGTGTCACATTGCAAATGGAAAAGGCAAGTATGTTTGACAAGATTGCAGGCAAACGCCCTCGCTTTGAGATTGTCAAAGGTGCAATGTCAGGCATCGGCTTGTTCGCTAAGTTGTACAAATTCAGTGACAAGAAGA